GCCGCGCCGTATTCGTCACCCTCTATCTTTGCTTTTATTTGGTTTTGTTCTGCAAAGAAGCTAGTCATACGATTTAGGGATTGCTGAATCTGACCTAGGCCGCGCTCTGTAGCTTCGGCTTCATAGGCTCTGGCTTCAGGTATCTGAAGTGCTACCCGCCGCCCTTGATATGTTACGCTCTCAACCATTATTCTATAACATTAATTGTTTTAGGTGGCATAAAACTTGTGCCAGACGTAGCCATGACCTGACCGCCTGTTGTTGCAACATTCGCAACTGCCGCAACCGTAGCAAACTTAACACCCGCCTTACCCGCTAACCTAGCTTGTTGTGCGTTAGACTCACCACGAAGAATTGCCATTTCTGAATTGAGGTTAAGCTTACGAATATCCATCCCAGCAACCTTCATAGAGTTCATATTAATTAGGTCTTTGGTTTCCATTGCACCGTAAGGGTCTAAGCCACCAGCCGCCGCATTTGCTACGGAACTACTCATAGCAACAAGCAACTCTTTCATGCGCTCGTTACCCTCTACCTTGAAATTGACCGCATCCGTCCGGGCTTGAATAACCTCATTACGAGCTTTCATTTCGTATTGAACTTGCTGCGCTTGAGCTTGTCGAATTTGTGCCATACCGCTTAATGCTGAACCTATCATTTGAAATACTGGTGCTGTCATGCTCCTGAACTCACTTTATAATCTAATGCTAAAACTGTCATAAATAATGGTTTGTCTTGTGAAATGGTAACCTGACCCTCTAAGGAAAACCCGGTTAATCCATCTACTGTCTTGACCCCAGAAAAGGACGTAACGCCACCCGCACCCGATAGGGTGGTTTGTGTTGGCACTTCTTTGCCCTCTACGGTCACATTCTGTGTAAGAAATAAAATTGGAGAAGCTTCTATGATACGTCGCTTAGTTGATTGCATTGAACCTGTAGATAAACGCAACTCAACGGGCTGTGTCGTTACTTCAACACTAAAATCTAAACCTACTTCAACATAGCTTGACGCCGCACCATTTAAGGTAACATTGCCAGAACTTACCGTTCTGTCTGTATCTACAATATCGTCGCGTACTACTTTGACAGTCTTAGCCTCAAGATGCGATAGGCTCCCGGCTGTAGTGCTTCCTGGCAAGGATTGGTCTGGGCTTACTGCACCAGAAAAATATTGTAGTGCGCTATCTGTTGTGCGGTCATCGTCAAACACTTCTAGGTAATATTTAGCGGAGCCACCTATGGTTCTTTTGACGACCGTGTAGATTGTATCTAGGTCCACTCCTATGTCGATAAAGTCACCGTCCGTAGTCCATACCGCCGGGGCCACAATCTGTTGTGGTCTATTCAACATATAAGCCGCTATCGTACCTGTAAGCCCCACAGAAGACGCTCTATAGCCTGTTGGGTCTGTACCGTTCACAATCATTAGCAAATCGCCCTCAGTCGTATCTGTAGCGTTTCTTAGAGCCATGCGTTGAGGGTCGAGCAACAAGTGTGAGTTTAGCAATGAAACATTGTTCGCCACATAGCTCAGTTCAACATCACTAAACAGCATCTCGCGTAGCGCTTTGCCTTGTCTTTGTATAAACAGTGTTCCGCCTTCCGCAGCCTGTGGTCGAATACCAAGCTTAGAGCCACGCCGGGTTGCAGACTTTACGGTTATGTTTGCCGGGGTAATAGGAGATAGGTCAGCTTGCGGAATAAAAAACTCTGCACCTGTGGTGAATATTTGCAAGTCTCGACCAGAGCGTAGAGCCGTAATTGCGTTTACACTGTCCGTTGAAAGCGTAACTTTTATAGCATCATCGTCTAAACCTTCGGTTGGTTTAAAATTAAAAAAATCCCCAACCCTAGAACCGAACAGTGTTGCGGGTTCTGAAGCACTGCCACCAAAGTACAAACGACCCTCATGGAAGGTACACGTTCGGGGCCATCCTCTAGTGCTACTCCAAGCGTCTTCGTAACCACTTTCTAGCTTATATTGGTTTTGATTTATGGTTTCAGTATTGTGAAACGGTATTTCAACTATGGCGTTTGCTACAGTCGAAGAACGGTTACTAACTATTTTTGCCCGACCAAAATCATTACCATCTATAATAAACTGGTCGATAAATGAGTTTGTAAAGATAGCATTGTTACTCGTCAAAGTTATCGCACCCGTGACCGCTGAAGGTGTAATATTACCCGCTGGGTTAGAACTCGACAAAGTAAAAGCAGACTTAGGCGACCTAAAGTTATCGTTACCCAGTGTTAGCGTTGCAACGGTCCAAGTTGTATTATTAGCTCCGCGCACCACTTTGAAAGGAGCAAAGGCTTGATTGACAACAACTAGCGTATCAGCCGATTGCGTAAAATAAACTTTATCCATATCAATCGCAGTCTCAACGTACAGCGACCCAACACTAAAATCTAAATAGCTATTGCCCGACCCGTTGATGTTGGTGAGCAAAACCTGATTAGCATAGAAACGAAAACGTATAGTTGCGTTCGCATATCGTGTTGCAACAATCATAAAGTTCTGGGTTGTACTGAACTCAAACGGTATAAGCAGAACACCATTAGCCGCATTGTCAGCGGTTATATCTTGTAGAAAACGTAAACCCGGACGGCGACTAAAACCACCTTGCGGTTCAAACAAAACATTATCGGCGGTAGCTACGGTATTATAATATTGCTGCAAATCAGTACGACCACGGAGTAGGGGGTCCATTTCCCCGCCAGTAAAGCTAGCCTGATATGCTTGGAATTTACTCATCTAAGCTCAGTCAACATATAATCTGATATAACTCCCGGCGTCTGACCCGCACTATCAGTGCTTACTGCCTGTCTAAAATAACCACCGCGCATACCTTCGCCTGGTGTGCCGAGTGCAATACTACGCCACAACTCCACCTTAGTTGTTTGGTCTGTCATTGTTTCTGCTAAATGCCAGGCTAATTGATAAGCTAGGAGCGTAATGAAGTACGACGGCAAAGCTCCTTCATTTACATCTTTTTGGTAATCTATTGTTATGGTCGTTTCATCCGAAAACAAAACCGTACCACCGTTAGATGACTGACCTATTTCCCAATTCTTAATAAGAGGTGAACCCGCTGTGGTACTGGCTCGAACCGCTCTAGGAACGCCACTGAGCATATCGTTCGGTAAGGCGTACTGATATGTCCACTCATTTGTAGGTGAGGTTGTTTCTTGCGCTAGCGTTGCTTTGCCTAGAGTAAATGTCCAAGAGTACATAGCAAGCGTTGATGCTTTAACTTCCTTGTACAAAATATTACAAGCGTCAGCCGCCGCCGACGCATCTGAAAAACTTGTTATTTTGTTTGCCCCAAGGAACACAAGGGCTTTGTTACATATACTTACGTCTGTGTCGCCAGCCGCCATAAGTCTCTCCTTGAATTAGGGAAGGGGGCGCAACCGCCCCCAACCATATTAGTCTGAGTCAGTTACAACAGCGATTACTGTGCCGTCACTCATATCAACAACGCCTGAAGCGTTACTGACTACAACGTGCATTGTAATCGTTCTTGTACCACCCGTAGCACCGTGGACGATAAACATATCGCCAACTGCTAGTGTGTCTGACAAGTCGTTGAAATAGCCAGAGCCATCAACGACTGTATGTGCGTCCGTAGTGGTATAACAATAGAGTGCGGGAACCGTACCCTTCATGCTTTGACCACCAAGTGAGGACATACCAGTTGCTGCAAATGCCATGATTATCTCTCCTTATTCTTCGCAAACAACATCAACGATGCCGTCTACGTCAATTGCACCAGCACCCATTGACAACATTGCTGTCACTAAGAAAGACGTTTTCTCAGGGATGTAGTTGATTTCTGTTTTTGGAGCGATACCAACACCAACACCAAGTGCTGAACGATGGAAAGCAAAACAAGTACGGTCAGCAGTTGCTAACGGTAGTCCACCTTCGTCACGGTCACCAATAATATGGAAGGTAAAACCTAGCATACTTCCGACTGAGCCATTTACTAAAGCATTTATAGTCTGAAAATCGCTCGAAATTGCTCGTTCATCACCAAGTAATCCAGACAAATTATTTGCATGAATAACTATGTGACGGTCAGCAGCCGGAACGTTTTTAGCGTCTAAAGCTTTTTTCGCCGCAAGAAGTTTACCAACGTTCAAGTTTGATGCAGCGGCTGAACCAGAAGTAACAACAGTCTTAGCAACTGTAGAACCCGCTGAAGCAGCGTTTAGTGCATCAATAATGATTTGGTCTTCACGACGTCCAATAGCATTACCCACAACTTGCGCTAATTCTTGACGCTCGTCAAAGTTAACTTTTTGCTGATTAAAGATATCCGAATATTCGCTAGCCACAAAGTCTTGCATTGAAACAGAAACTTGTGAAAAGGCTGCGTTAATCGGGGTTACATCGGTTTGTGGAACGCGAACTGATGCAGTTCCTTTACCAACTTTTGGGAATTTTACAGTGTCTCCCGTGACACCTGTTCTAGTGCGACCCGCACCACGAAGAACAGCAGCACCCTGATAGGCCTGATGGACTTCGGCTTCGAACAACTGCACAAAGGCAGGCGATAGGTTCGTAGACATAAAATATAGCTCCTATAATTGAACCAGTTAAATTTACGCCGTATGAGGTTGTCGGAATGTCCGGCCTTTGGCTTCGTGGAAACGTCCACGCCCGGTGTAATTTCTACACGCCAAACAGGCCCAAGGGGTTATCTGTTGAAAGAAAGATATACTACAAGCTGTGGCTTGTAAATACTTTATACCCCACATTTAGCCTTTGTACATTTGTAAAAATTTTTTTTCATCGACTAGGCAATATAATTAAATCCTTTGTTAATATTAAATTATGAACTCAGGAGGATTTAAAATGAGTAAAAAAATAAAAATAGAATTAACCGAGCCGCAAGCAAGAGAACTAGCTCATGCGTTAAGTGAATACGGCCTTGGATTAGATTGGAATACTGAAAAAGAAAAAATTAATATATTGCGAAGAATTTCCGACAAACTTCTTAAATAAAACGGTACAAAAAAGCCCCCGCCGGGAGTAGTGGGAAGCGGGGGCAGTCAGGCGAAATATAACGCCACAGGCATTATCCGTATCTTTGTTCAAATTCTTTCTCGACCGCGCGAGTAAAAGCAGGGTCGTTTCCGTAGCGGGAATCATTCATTTTGCTTTGCATAGAGCGTTTAAAATCGTCTTCACTTACTCCAGCTTCTGCTACATCTGCTACTGGGATTTTTGACATATCACCTGTCATAGAGCGCACCTTTTGCATAAGACGCTGACCAACAGCCGAACCACCCCAGATGTTTAGTTCAGCACGTTCTGCATCAGAGATAATGCCTTTGCGCTCCAAACCATCAGCCCAATTGATATTAGACTTTAAAATTTCATCAGCGTTCGGGCCAAGAGCCTCACGTTCTTGCTTTAGGTCTAGCTGAACAGCCGCCATGTCTTCACCCGCCATACCCGTAATGGAAGACGCAAGCTCATCAAAAGCCGCTTGATTGACCCCGTACTTTTGCGCCCAATCCAAATAAGTAGACACAACCGGGTCATTAGATTCATAACCAGCTTCCGTCAAAACTTCTGTGTTGTATTCTTTAGGAGCTTTGTGTTTGCCCTGAGAAAATTGTTTCTGAAGTTCATCGTAAGACTTCATCATTTTTTCTAGGTCTGGACCTTCTTTGTCATCCCAAAATTTTTCGGGAATAAACTCAGGACGCTCAAACGTTTCTTCTTCTGTTGGTTCGCCCTCTACTTCTTCATCCGCACGATGCTCAATAGTTTCACCTTCTTCTAAGGCTTTATCATCTTCTAAAGCTACCGACGCCATTAGACCGTCTGGGGCTGCTTCTTCAGTTATCCCTTCAGCTTCTGGGTTATTCTCGCTCATTTGCTCTTTTAATCCTCTGTTCTATTTCACGCACTAAACTATTCTGCCCTTCCCGTGCGTATCCAAAAGAAGGGTCTGCGCCGGGTATCCATGCGGGTTGTTCAATAGTTATTGCCCGTAGATGTTTTAATATTTTTTTCCCAGCCTCAGTATCAAAGCACCGCTTGTACTGAATATCTAAATCTCTTTGAGATGATGTATTGGGTAACTCTAAATGTGTAACGCTTGAATCTACACCATCCCAACCAGGCGAGTTAATGCTACGAATACGCTCTGATTGGCTCATTGCATTTGCTCCCCATCAGGTGGCAACACGCCTTGTTGCTGCGCCGCCATTTGTGCCATTTGCATCATCTCTTCTTGCATCTGTTGACGTTCTTGCGGCGTTGTTCTTAGTTTTGCCGGGATACCTAACTGGTCAGCTATGTAATCACCGACAGCGTCCATCTTGAGTAACGTTTGACCTTGTGGCCCCATCATCTGAGAAATCTGCATAAAC